ATTTGAATCATCGGCCTCTGCTTCTGCGTCCATTAATGCTGCATAAGCTTCTTGCTCTGCGCGTACAGCGAATTGATCAGCCGCTACAGAACCTAGTTCGGATTCTTGGAATCGTCTAGCTGCTTTAGCTGTTATGTAAAGCTGTAGTTCAAGAGTTAAATCGCTTATGTCTCGTTCCCAAACAATGTCTACAGTCAGGGCTTTATCAAAGGTAAATTTGTGTTTATCTACATCGTATAGATGAAATTGATTTAGGTATTTTCTAACAGACACGTTAATTTGTTTGTCTGTACCTACCGTGTCTATACGGAGAACAGTGTCTGATAAAGGAACTGTTTTATCAGCGGTAAGGCTTAAAAGGTAACTACGCTCTAAATTACACATCCAACCTTTGGCTTGTATTTCGCGTGATACCCTGTCTAGAATTCGTTCTGCTGATTCTGCATCGGGCAGACCAGAAGATAATGATGATACTGGATCTTCGCCAATTGACTCAAGGATCTGATTGACGGCATCGAGTTTGGTTAACATAAGAACCTCGTAGATGAAAAAAAGCCCCACCCGTGAAGGTGAGGCTTGTAGTTCTAATTAAAGAACGTGTAGATTATGAAGATGCTGAAGTTAATTCAATAGCACACTCAGGACGCAAAGTACCGTGGCCTGTCAACATCTTGGCAACCAAGAAGTCTTCCAAACGACGAGTGTCACGCTCTGATTCAAAGCCAATATCCATTAACTTAACAGTAGCTACTGCATCAGCAGTCCAGATACAACCTGTGGTGGTTGCATAGTTTGCGCGGTACTTTGAGTACACACCAGCAGCAGACGTTTCGTCAGTGTTAGGCATGTTCAAAGATTTAACTACTTGAACACCATCGATGTTAAGAGTTTGAGCGCGTCCTTCAATACCACCAGCACCGCTGTGGCGAAGGTCTTGGTCTAATACTAAGAACTGACCGTTAGCATCTTTAGCGAACTTGATCTTGTTAAATGTCTCAGCAGTTACAGACATATAACGTGCCTGTTCTTCTGGTACTGACAAGTTGAAGAACTTTAAGTTAGCTAGACGGATCGCGTCAATCCACTGAGCACCAGTAGTTGAGGAACCAAGACCAAAGATCTTGTCACCACCGGGGAATGGGCCATCAGCGGCAGTACGAGCAGCCTTGATGATTTGACGGAATACGTTCTTATCGAATACACGCGCTAACGCACGACCCATCTGGGCTGAGTACTCAGAGCGTACATCGAAGTGTGACAACATAGAATCGATGTCAGATAGTGCAGTGTGTGATACTAAGATGTCATCGATGGTGATAGAAATCTCACCTGTTTCGATTTCAGTGCCCATCATCTCAGTGCCCGGTACATGATACTCGGCAGATGCCTTCCATGTTTTAGGGAAACGGAATGAACGCTGACCACCACCAACAGTTTTCACGTTGTGCTTGTCAAGAGTTACGGTTGCAAGATCGAATGCGGTTAATACTTCACCACCGAAAACGTCTAAAAATAAGCCACGATTGTCAACTGGCCCTGTTGTTTGTCCCTTACCAAATCTTACTGGTGAGGATGTAATGCTAGAAATAGCCATGATAATGCCCTGTAATAAATAAGTATAAAATGTCGATATAAAGTTTTAAGTTGTAGTTAAACAAAGATTGTCTGTCGTAACAGGTCAGTGAATAGTAACGTCTAAAGAGCGCACGGAATTAACCCACATAAACTAGCCTAGTCATGTCAGGGTTGGGGATGTGCGACCTTATCGTAGGTATCGCTGGCTTGGCGTTACCCTAAGAATGGTTGCCTCCCGAAGGAGGCGGTATGATACTAGTATTGGTCTAGGTCATATGTGGAGACTGACATCTTATCGATGACAGATTGACGGAATGTTGGATTAGACTTGTACTCTGGGTTTGACATGTCTATCTTCATTTCCGCTCGACTACGGTAACCCGAAGCGGTATTACCTAACTCGTTGCCTAACATTAAGTTAGGCTCTGCGTTCTGTCCCATGCGGGATTTAATTGCATCAGCAGCCATTTTCCAATTTTCTCCATTTAGCGTATCGTTGTACGCTTCCTTATCTTCAGCACTAAGGTTGTTTTCAGCCCATGCATTTATCTTTCCCCACTCCTCTTCACCACCCACATACTCAAGGGCAGATTTGGACTCAGCGTCCATACGGAACTTTAGGTTATCAACATAAGAGTCGATTAGACTTGCATCAACACCTGTAGCTATGAGGGCATTTTTAGCCTCATCACTTAGGTTACCTTCCTGCTGTATTTGCTGGATCAATGAGTCAACGTCAAGGCCAGCGTTGCTGACTATATTAAGGGCAGCATTATCGGTATCCGCTTCTGGTGCGGCCTCAGTGCTTTCCTCGCCTTCCGTTTCCGTATCGGGTGATCCCCCTTTCATACGGTACTCCAACTCAGCAGCGTGTGCTTGCCAGTTGTACTCACCTGTCTCAGCATTATAGAATTTGTCCTGTCCGTTCTCTGGTTTGAGAGGGATGGGGGCTGAGTCTATATTCTCACTTGATGGGGTTCCATGACCCGCTTTGAATTCGGCAGCTTTTTGCTGGTTATATTCATCGGAGCCATTCTCTGGTTGTGTAGCTTGTTCAGTCATTTAGTATCCTGTTTGAGTAGCGAAGGGGCTACATGCCCCCTTGCTCCACTGCTTGTTGTGCCATAGCTGCACCGCCAGCTTCCGCTGCTGCACCCATGCCTTGTTCAACTTGACGTTGCTGTCGTTTCTGAGCCACTTCATCTTCGGTGTTAACCGCATCCTCAAGGGATAGACCGTTAAACGCCTTACCTAACAACTTTTCCCAACGAACATAGTCGAGAATTTCTGGAGGTAGACCTTGTAGGAATTGAAGAGCAGAGCCTACGCGCTGAACATCTTGCTCACGACCTAGACTTTCTAGACCCGTTAGAACTGTTGGTTCAACCACGCCTTCGGGCCACGGTGGTAACTTACCTTGAGATTGCATCTGAGTGATTAGTCGGTTAAGACGAGCAGACTGCATGTCACGCGACAGCATTGAGAACGCTCCACCAAGGGAACCCTCTAACTCTTCTGCCATCATCTTCAGTTCATATGCTGTGACACGCTCACCTTCACGCTGTACGCTAGAGTTCATCAAGAATGCCGCAGCTATCTCGCGCTTCTTCTCGTCCAGTTCAGCTTTAGCAACCTGTAAACCAGGCGCATTTTGATAGGCTAACATTCCAATGTCTTCGGGGTTACCAACGACATACTCACCGTTATCAGCCTTAGACAAACGTCTGCGTAGGTTAAGACCACCAGCAGCGTTAGGGCGAATCATCATGATATGTCGTGAGGCTAATGCCGCACCGTCTAACATTGATTTAGACAACCCGTCCACAGCCATTAGATCGCCTAAATGCTCTTCACATTTACCACGACCATAGTCTTCTCCAATAACGGAAGTCCACCGTAGCGCGTTGAACGGACATACATCATATGTTCCTACGCTATCAGGAACCTTGCTGCCACTAATTTCTTGATGCACATCGAACTTACCTTCCTTGTTATATTTACAAGAGGTATAGATAGGCACACGTTGAGTCGGGGCGTCTTCAGCTTTTAGCATTGAACGCACAGATGCAGGTAAGTTGTTGGGAGAGAAATATTCTTCAATGATTATCTCTGTCACATCACCTGTCATGTCCCTCACAACCACATACTGGTCTAATCGAAATACTCGCATACGGTTGTCGGGCAGAACCTGTTCTAAGGCGTTACCTGTCGTTATAAGATATTGTAGAGTTAGGTGCGTAGGTTGCCGCCACTGTTTTCTCTCAATCTCATTACTGATAGCTTTCTCAGATAGTGCTAAACCACGCTCTGTTTCTTGATCAGTTTCCATTTCGCCTTGGGCCATCAATATTTCAGATGGTATTTGAAGACGGAATGAACTCATGCCCGGTGGGTACATGGCAATCATTAAACGACTAGCTAAGCTCACTACCGCTCTAGCACCAAGCCCTTGATAGGGGGCTGGTAGGACGGTGTGTGAGTTGTGTCCTTGGGGTGGTAGTAATGCAGGGATAGTTATTGCTGAACACTCCCGTGCGCGAGTAAGGAAAGGCTCACGCCTACTCTTTAACTGTTCGTATCGGCCTTGGGTTGTATCAGTCATACCCTACCTCTATAAACTTAGACCGCTTCCGCTGCCATTCTTAGGGTTGGCTGAGTAGCCTCCAAGTTGGATGCGAAAAGACTTACGGCCTTTTTTCTTAGCTTGTTCTTCGTTGCTTTTTACAGCAGCCGTGTTGACCTCTTTTTGCTTTTCCTTTGCCTTCACCACTTTTGGTTTAGGGGCAGGGGCAGCAGCTACAGGTTCGGGAGCAGCAGGAGCAGAGGGAGAACTAAATAGATTGCACATTATTTCTCTTCCTCTTTTTTAGTTTTCTTAACTGCCTTTTTAACTTCAGTAACTGGGGGTGCTTTAACTACGGTATTACGATTGTGTTTTAAAATGCCCATTGGGATTTATCCTTGTATAAAAGTGACCTGAGTGTTTAAACCCTGCTGCCTCATATAACCTGCCTGTCTCTTTAATAAACAAACCTGTAGTTAATCCTAGGTTAATGCGGGTTGCTCCTAAATCTACTGCCCACTTGTCATACTTTTTAAGTAGTCGTATAGCAGAGGATGATCCTCGTTGTTCTGGGTGAACATAAAGAAATAGATCACAGGTAGAAATTGTAGGGCCAAAGTATTCGGTTACAGCTACCGCGCCTAACATTCCTGTTATTTGCCCATCAGTTGTGGACACGAATAGAGATGCTAAGTCAGGGTGATCTAGTGATAAGTGTGCTAGTTCTAAAAGCTTGTTTTCATCCAAAGGCAGTTCCCTATATACGGGACTCTCTTGGTGCATTAGGTTTGCTAACTCAAGCATAGAAGGAAAGTCTTCTTTAATGCACTGGCGTATCTGTCGATTCATCAGCTTCCTCCTGCCATACCATTAGTTCATCAATCAGTTCTCGCATTCCCGCATAGCGGTGTGCTGATATTTCTGATTCGTTGTACGCAATACACTTAGCAGGGTAGTGCTTATGGAGAAGAACTAAAAGTTCGCGGGATGATACTGGAAATTCTGGAAGAGTTTGCTCTTCGTTTTCATTACTCATTTTGATACCTCTGGCATGAGCGCCGACAATGGGCAAAAAATACACTATCAGAGGGGGAATTCTCCGATAGTGCTAAGTGTGTTTAGGTAGTTAAGGCTACCCAAGATATGGGGTATAGGGGTTTGAGAATATCTTGAACCTCTTTTGCTAGGTCCTGGATTTCTTTTTGAGCATGAGGATCAGTCCGTTGTTTAAAGAACCGTGCATAGGCTGATAACGAACCTGTCCAATACCAGCTCACTTCAGTACCTTGAGGCAGCATAAAACGGGCTTGTTCGGGACACATTCCACCAGCAACAGCCATTTCGTAAGACTCATGACACATAGTGTTTACAGTCTGGAAGTGACGCTGCCAGTATTTATTACCTGTCGGATGAAAGTCCTCTCCCGACCCCTGCTTTACGCTTTCTGTCGGGGCCTTTCTAAACTGATCAGGTATAAAGAAAGTAGGATTAGAACGTATATACCTGCGAGACTCTTCATTCTCAGAGAATCCAACCTTATGTTTGAAGCACTGTGTCCGAATCGGAATAGGTGCGGTCATACGCAAGGTAATAGATGTGTGAGAGAACGGCGTCCAGTGATGATGTTTAGCTAGGTAGTTAATTAACCCCGAATCCCTTTCACCATCAAACTCAAGTCCGTCAGCGCCGAAGGATACTCTTGCTGCTTTGACAACAGAGGCATCGTTGCCCATATGATCTATGTATTCAACCTTCATAGGACGAAGACCTCACAGTCTGTCCATCAATTTCCTCTACATAATTAACCATCACAGTACTAGGTGACAGCCCTAGATCGACACGATCCTTAGTTTTCTTCTGACCAAGTGGTTGTGGATTACCGAACAGTCTTTCCCAGTTTGTTTCGTAGGCTTCACAGTTAGGCTTGCTTACAATCTTATCTTCTTCACTCATACGTTAATCTTCCTTGCTAGATACTAATATACGCTCAGAGAAAAACACCATCTTCTCTGCGTCATACACATTGTTGTTACCCTTCTTCTCTCTACCCTGACGGGCTGCGGCTGAACGCCATACAGCTTTAAATACATTGCCCTCTGCAAATGTCATTTCTAAGGATTCGATAATGTCATTGCATTCAGCTTTATAGCTGGTGGGAATTGTCGTAGGGTTTTTGACCGACACACGGTAGTAGTTTGAACTACCTCCTGTATGTTCTACAGTTGGGGACAGCAGTGCCTTATCTAGTTTGCAGACTTCACAGTGTTTAGGCGACAGCCCCATTGGATTACCACATTTAGTACAATCATAATGCGCCATTCAACGCCTCCGACCTTCCAATCTTTCTCTGCGCCCACATAGCCACTCGCATAATTTCTTCGGGGGTACAATCAGATTTCATTCTGTTAGCTTGCATACTAATTACAGCGGTGTTGTCCAGCGTATAACCTAGTTTAGGATCTAGACGATCTAGCGTTGCGCTATTGTAGCTACCACCTTGGTTACTGCCAGCAGACAGTGGGATGCCCAGCACAGGACAGGACTCTGGGATGTTTAAATCCCCAGCTTCGATACTGAACTCAACCCCCAATCCTGATGCTCTGTATTTAGCGTTAGACCACATGGATTTCTTATGCTCTATTGAGCCGAACTTATACTTACTAGCCATTTACAAACCCTCTCTGTCAAATGCTTTTATCCACATGGCACACGCCCCACTTCGGACAATATCTTCCATGCCAAACTCAATCAGGGACACTGGTAATCCTTGGGTTCTCACCAATCGAATCACTGTCTCAAGTCCAGAGGTAACCTTAATGTCACGCTGACGAACATCACCATTAACCACGACAGTACAGTCCTTACCGACACGACTTAGAAACATCTTCATTTCTTCGGGCGTGGTGTTCTGTGCTTCATCTAGAATGATGAATGCGTTATCGAATGTACGACCGCGCATCACCTCAAACGGGATAATCTCAATAGCCTTATGCTTCAATGCAATGTCGTACTGTCCACCACCCATACGCTTACGTATTACATCCGTGAAGGGTACAACCCACGGGGCTATCTTCTCTTCCATAGTGCCTGGAAAAAATCCTAGCGACTTAGACCCAGTGACGTTGGGCCGTGTCAGTACGATCTTATCGATGTTACCTAGTCGGTATAGGTCAGCCGCTACAGTAGAAGCAATGTATGTCTTGCCTGTACCCGCAGGGCCAAGAACTACTACTTGGTCGTTACACATTAACGCTGCCATGTAGTCAGCCTGTGTGTCCGTTTGTGGACGCAGAGGCGGTACAGCATGACGTTTGTCATCAAGGAATTTTTCCTGCACATCCCTGTTCGGCTTACGTTTGTTCTTACGTTCCTTCTTCATTACCATCCCCATGATTCACCTGTCATTCCGTCTGCGCTGTAGTCTGTGACCCTACCTTCAAAGAAGTTTTTGAATGAGTCACCACTAAGTACCCAATCAAGCCAAGGCAGCGGGTTCTCTGCTATGTCCCAATTGGGTTTCAATCCTAGGTTTGTTAATCTTCGGTCTGCGATGTAGCGAATATAGTCTTTAACTTCACGCGCACTAAGGCCTTGAACATCACCCATTGCAAACGCAAGATCAATAACTTTATCCTCAAGTTCAACAGCAGATCTGTACATGTCGTAGATACCTGTTTTAAATTCATCAGTTACCACCTCTGGATTTTCATTTAAGTAGATCCGAAACAACTCAGTCATGCCGTCAACGTGCATAGTTTCGTCACGGATTGACCACTCGACTATCTCGCACATACCCTTCATCTTCCCAAACCGCTGAAAGTTTAAGAGCATTACGAATGCAGAGAACAGCGACATACCTTCATTGCACACTGTCTGTGCTAACGCTCTAGCAAGACCAGCTTTAGTTGACACATCGAAGTCCTGCATGAACTCAATCTTTTCACTGAGTTCTTCATACTCTAAGAAGGCTGAGTACTCTGACTCTGGTAGGCCAAGCGTGTCGTTTAAGAATGAGTAAGCCCTCATGTGTATAGACTCACGTTGGGCGAATGACATCATCATCATCCGTGCTTCGTTGTTCTTAATGTTAGGTAGGAACACCTCGACATAAGAACCTCCGACTACCACATCAGACTGTGTGAACAGCTTTAGTATTTGGAGAATGAATTCCTTATCACCAGCGGTCATCTTCCCAGACTTCCACTGGTTAACGTCTTCCATTAGTGAGGCCTCCCATTCGCCCCAGTGGATCTTGTCATGCTCAATTGCGCGATTAACTAGGCTAGGGTATTGGAAGGGTTTGTATGCGGTACTAGTTTCTAACAGACTCATTATTTATCCTTGGCATGATAGGCACTCGTCATCATCCTCGTAATCTTTTAACGCCACGCGAGTAGCTTTAATAGAAACATTGTCAGCTTTTGCGCCAGCACTGGTACGGAGATAATAAAGACCTTTAAGTTTTTTGTTGAACGCCCGTAAGTGGACTTCGTTTACATAAGATTTATCTGTCCCAGAAGGGAAGAACAAGTTGACTGATTGGCCCTGACATATGAACGGCTGGCGTGAGGCTGCATGATCGACAACCCACCGCTGATCTAACTCAAACGCTGTTTTATATACATCCTTATGCCACTCACTTAGCCACTCAAGATGCTGTACTGATCCCTCATTTAGAATGATGGACTTCCACTGCTCCTCCACCCAATCAACATCTGATCGATGCGCTTTAATTACCTTGTCGAGGTATGGGTTCTTAACTAAGTGGGAACCTACACGGGTACGATGGGTATAAGCATTGGACTTCCAAGGCTCAATAGAAGGTGAACAACCAGCAAGTATGGAACTGTTAGCGTTAGGTGCTATAGCTAACAAGTGTGAGTTACGAACACCCTCAATGTCAGGACACGACCCCCTCTCAGCAGCTAGGTACACAGTCTGATTGATCGCTTGCGCTTTGATGTGGGCAAACATATTCTCGTTTAAGGTGTTAGCCATTGGGGATTCCCATGGCACTTCCTTACGCTGAAGATATGTGTGGAAACCCATTGCGCCTAGACCCAGTGCGCGTTCTTGCGTAGCTGAATACACAGCCTTTCGTAGTTCCTTCGGTGCGTGGAAGCAGAAGAACGAGATCACATTATCAAGCATGGTGATCAGGTCAGCCACCATTGTGGTGTCCTTCCAATCATCGTAGTGTTCTAGATTAACTGAGGACAAACAGCAGACAGCAGTTCTATCTTCTGAGGTAGGCAAATGTATCTCGTTGCAGAGGTTACTGCCGTGGATCTTTAATCCTTTGTCCAACATAGCTGGTGGTAACTTACGGTTAGCTTCATCGATAAAGTTAAGATACGGCTCACCTGTTCTGAACCTTGTCTCCAACAACCGTTGCCATAGGCCACGCGCAGACGTTGACTCTCGTACTGTCTGATCGTTTGGATCAATCAAGTCCCACTCAGCATCAGCCATAACAGCTTCGATGAACGCGTCAGTGATGTTCACTGCATTGTGAATATTGAAAGCTTTTCGATCTGGGTCACCACCTGTTGGCACACGGATGTTCATAAACTCAATGATGTCTGGATGCGACACATCCATGTATGCAGCATAGCTTCCCTTGCGGGTTGTGCCTTGGCGATAAGCAGTCATGTCTGCATCGACTGTCTTTAAGAAAGGAATTGGAGAAGGAGCCACGTTAGAAGTACTGCGAATGTCGCTCCAATGACCGCCAACTCCACCACCTTTAACAGATAACCATCGTAGTTCGGACGAATGGTCGATAAGACCATGCAGGCTATCAGGGACGTAAGTAAGAAAACACGAAATAGGTAGTCCACGGATTTTTTCTCCCTCCTTGGGAGCGTTAGATAGAATGGGAGAAGAGAACATGAACCAGCCTTTTGAGGCGTAGTCATAGATCCGTTGTGCTAGGTCGTAGTCGTTCTTGCAGAATGCGGTAGCCGCACGGGCAAAGGCATCCTGTGGATCTTCACCCTCCATGCAGTAGTAATCTTGCAACAATGTACGGGCTTGTTCAGACATAGAATCATTACGAGAATAATCAATCACGATTGTCATGAATCCAACCCTCCGTGTGTGAGATACTTTTAAAACCAACAAGACGCTCACCGCTTTCGGTGTTCAACAGAGTAGGTACACTCTTAACTTTAAATTCAATCGCCTTCTCAATGTCCTGTGATATATCAACTTCATGAAATGAAACATCCATCTGCGTAAGAATTGAATCTATTGCTTTACAAGGAGCGCAACCTTGTGTGTAAAATTTAATAATCATTTATCATCCTCTTCTTCTTTACGATCAGGGCCGAAAAAAAGATCCACTAAGTACAAAAAGAATACAGTCAGTCCTGCGTATGTAATCGCTTGAACTAAATCTCCAAGCGCATTAAATAGATGCTCCATCATGCGCTCCCTCTAGGTCTAACCACTCATGACCATGTGGCCCCCACAGTTTGATACGGTGATTGTCTTGGTCGTAATCTTCGTACCTAAGAATCCTAGCCATGCGACAGTTGAGCAGTGCCTCTTCTTCGGTCTGGTCTTTCTTTTCATATAAAGCTACGACTGCCTTCCACATCTGAGCCACGTTACCGCAGTCCCCTAGTGCAGCTTCAGCCTTCTTAGGGCCAATGCCTTTAGCTCCCGCGTAGCCGTCAGTTTTGTCACCCATTAATGTTTGAATCATCCACGAATGGTCAGCACTAAATGGCCTGATCATTTGTGGGCGTTTCATTTTCATTGGATTGAACAGCTTGCATGGCACTGTCAGAAGATCCTTATCGATAGTGATAACGACTGAACCTTTAAGCCGTGGGTTTGTTCCATAAATACCCATCACATCATCAGCTTCTAACCCATCTATGCGGCTAACTTTATAGTTATCCTCAAGATGTTTAATCACTGTGTTGTAGGCGACAGGTTTATCCACACCCTTGCGGTTGGCCTTGTAATCAGGGTTGATAACCTTACGAAAGTTACCGCCATTTTTTGGACTTAGTGTAAGGATAGGTGACTTTGCGCGAGAGCCGTGCATCCATTCAGCTATTAACTTGTCTGCGTTACGACAAGCCTTTCGACTGTCTATGATTGTTTCATCGTCCCACGTTTCCTGTGCCGCAATGGCACTGCGAAAAGCGATAATATCGCCATCAATTAATCCATACATTAGTGGGTATCCTTCCAGTTATTTCCGATTTCATAAGCGCCAGCTAACTCACAGTTGGCATTAAGATTTTCCCCTGCTTCTTTAATCGCAGCGGCAAAGAGTTTTCCTATAGACTCTGCGTGTTGAGGACGCACAGACATCTGCACTTCGTCATGCACATTGGCGCAGTAGTTGAAGGTGAGGGGTTCATAGGTGATAGGGTCAACGTGCCCATCACGGACACACAAGGTAAAGTGAAAGTGAGACAGGGCCTCCTTCATAACAATGCTTCCGTCAGACTGTAAAAGACTATTTAAAGCATTGTGTTCTGAAGGTGAAATGATAGGTCTACCATCGATGCACTTGACGAATCCTTGCTCACGGGTTCTTTTTTTGCATAGATCAGTAAGCTTATCTAAACCCGTAATACCCTTGGCTAGGTCATCACGAATGCGCTTACCAATTGATGGTAGTCTTCCCTTCTTTATGACTCCGTGTTTCTTCCACGCAGACACATAGATCTGTCCTAGGTTAGGGTTACCTGAGCCATAGAGCGTGGCGTAAATTAGGGTCTTGGAAGAATCCCGGTCTGGCATTCCTGCTGCTTTCATCGTTCTGCTATGAGCGTCAGTACCCTTAGCCTTGTCACCGTAGATAACGGCTTTGGCATAAGCACCTTTGTCCCAGAAGAATAGTCTGTTGGCTAATCCACGCAACTCAAGACCCTCGGCATCACAACCGACTAACTTGTCACCTGTATTAGCAGTCCAGACCTCACGCATTCGTAAGTCTTTCTTGTCAACATTTGCAACATTAGGTGAGAAGTGAGACATCCTGTGTGTCCTTGCACCACACTGATTGACACGACCATGTATGCGACCATTCCGCTCCATCTTCATCCATGCATTAGCACCCTCAGATACTTGACCAAGCTGCTTACTGATTCGTAGGTAGCGGTTAAGTATTGCAGCCTCTGGATACACCAAGTTCTTGAGGGTAGCCTCGTTGATCTGTGGAATATTAGTGGGCGTTAGCTTTAGCGGTTGCCAATCTAGGTGAGCCTTGCTTATGCGATAAGTACACTGGGGCCTAGAGCCTGGATTAAATGCTTGAACAGATACCTTAGTGTAGGCCACACCCTTGGTAATACCGCGTGACTTGTTACCTACTTTAGGTACAGTCGTTTCCACATGGTTCCATACTCTAAGACTCCAATCCCACACACCCTTCTCAGGTATGATTACGGGCTTGAATGTATCCTTTAGACCACGTTCAATCTCAAACTTCTCGTCTGATAGTTCGATATAAAGTTCGGTTAGTTTTGGCATGTCTAGTTTGAATCCATGCTGCTCTTGCAGATGTAAACAAAATGCGACCTTGTGTTCCAGCGCAACAGCGGGACGCCAATCCACTTGCTTCTGTTTGAACCAGCCCTGCAACTCCTTCTGCAAACGCTTGTATACTTTCATAGTGACAAGCACATCTTGGTTGCAGTAAGTTGACATCATAGGATGCCACTGTGAAAAATCTGAGTAGTCCATCTTCGGGAAGCCTAGGTCTTCACCCCACGATGCCAATGCGTGGGAACGTCTATCAGTAAACAGCATCTTAGATATGACTAGCGTGTCATACACTTGCTCAAACCGCAGCGTGTTGGGGACGATCATGTTTATTGCATGAAGGTCATAGCCTAAGCCATTGTGAAATACCACACGATCTGCTCCAGCTAAACGGGCGTAACCCTCACTAAGCGTAGGGAATCCCTGCTGGTCTGCGTAGCATGTGATCTCCTCAGTCACTGGATCACCAATGGATAAACACCAGTGGTGTGTAATGGTATCTAAGAGGCCATTAGCCTCTAAATCTGCGATAAGAACATTCATTTAGAATCCTTAATTAAAAGACTGATTAAAATTTTCCGCATGTTTTCAAAACGGAATATCATCTGGCTCGAAATCAACAAAGCTTTGAGACTTTGCTGCACTCTCAGCCACAGGAAGTAAGCGACCAGTAATTAGGTTGAACTCATTCAGATCTGCTTCACCTAGGTCACCGAACTCTCGGTTCTTTAACAGCCGAATACGAGACTGATCAGGGTTGTCACCCTGCTGGTCACGCTCAACAGCAATGATGTTGTCCGACAGTTGCTCTAAAGAAGCTGAGCCACGCATGTCCTGCAAAGTCACCCTGCCACCCTCGTTGTAGGACTTGCGTCCACCATCGGGACGCTTTAGATGTGTGATAGCTATGAGTCCAACACCTGTTTGCTCTACTAGACCGCGAAGTGCAGTCATAAGTAGGTCAATGTCCTTACGTTCCCCCTCGCCGCTCGACTTCTGGCCTGACACCACGATGCTGATGTGATCCAGTATTAAGAAGTCACACTCAAGTGAGGTAGCCATGTATTTAAGTTTGCTAATTAGGTTTTCTGAATCGATAGATCCAAAGTGATCATAGAAGTACTGGTTAGCAACGACAGAATCCAAAGACTTTTGATAAGCCTCTGCGGTAATGCAGTCAGGCTCTTCACGCAACCTACCCAGTGGCACATTGTTATCTATCGCAATGTAGCCATGAGCAGTCTTGGTGTACGACTCTTCAAGAAACACATTGCCTATCTTTAAGCCATGTTCCTTAACCAAGTGGTAGCCAATCTCCCGTGCTAGGGTGGACTTTCCTATACCCGAACCAGCGGTCATGAGAGTTAACTCACGCTTACGCAAGCCGTGTAACTTCTTGCCAAGCAAAGGATAGGGAATAGAAAAACCAGGTTTGACTACAGCCAGTAAATCATCCATAGAAATATCAGCACCTGACAGTATGCCGTCAGGTCTGAAAGCCTTGGCTTCATAAACCGCTTGCATCAACTCCTTTCCTCGGTGCGCTTCTAGCATTTCACCAGCATCTTTAAGAGGTAAAGAAGCTATGTAGGCCTTGC